GTTTCTGTTCCATATTTTCGTGAATGAACACGGCTTGCGCGGCTGAAAATCCGACTTCGACCGCAAGCGAACCGTCTTGCGCCTTTCGCGTGAAAGCGGAGCCGCGAAGGTTGCCATGCTCGACCGGCACCTTCTTTTGCGACGGTGCCTGGACATGACCGAGACCGGCAGCGAGAAGCCCGCCCATCGTGCGCTTTTCGATGCCGGCAATCTCTTTATTGAGATTGGTCATCACTTTATCGAGACCCTTGATCGTCATAGCCAGACCTTGTGCAGCACGCGCGTCGCGTCCAGCGAAGGCGAAGATCCTTTGGCGCGGATTTCGATTGCATCGGCAGGCGGCGTTCCCGTAACGG